TCACCTCTGTATTTGATAGATGGTGCGTTAGTCTCAAGTTCTTCTGAAATTTGTATATCTTCTATTCCCATGGTTTTGTCAGTTTACTTTGTTTTTAAGAACAAATCAAGAGGTGGCATTATAACTTTTACATCCTGAGCCATCTCCTCATTGTTATACCCTTTAGCTTGCCAATCTTTTTTTTCTTTAAAAAGCTCTCCTGTTTCTTTGTGTCTATAAGTTGTTTCTACTTTTGCATCTAATACTGGTATATCTGTCATTATGTTGTTACCTCTTTCTTAATATTTAAATAGCTAATAGCTACATCAAACGAATCTGAACTGCTTGATTGTACTGTAAAAGTTTTACCACCCTCTACTATTAGCGGTTGAGTTAATAATTCTGTTGTTGTATTTGCTGTTAATTGCGCTGATTTAATAGCTGTAATACTGTTGTTTGTGACTGTTACTGTAGGTGTGCCTGCTGATGTAACTAGTATTGATTTAATGACTATCGTTTCATTGATTGCAGGAATACTAGCACCTAAAGGTGTAAGAGCAGCACCACTTGTACTATTATCTATACCTGCAAATTTATATTGGTTTACTACTGCCATTAATCTAAAAAGAAACTTCTAGCTTCTATCTCCTGTTTTAATTCTTCTTGAAACGTTGTGTTAAGTTTCTCAAGAACCGCATCTAAATCTCTAACTAAAGACTGTGCCACATCTTCTTCATACTCTGAACTTGCTCTAGTTAATGATTGTACTATCTTAGCCATTATGTATATAAATTTCTAGCTCGTTCTAATAACATAGCACGTAATTCATCAGTGCTTGCTAAACCTGCAGCAGCTGGATCTAGTGTACTATCCGCTCCTAAAAATCTTAAAATTAATTCATCGTCTGTTGTGGTATCATCAGTAGTGTCATCAGTAGTTCCTTCAGTAACTACATCCATAATACCTTGTCCACCATCACCATCTCTTAATCTTAATTCACCTTCAGTAAGTGGTCTTCCGTAAGCGTTAACCTCTCCAGCCATTCTTTTTTTCATATAATCTTTATATGCATCTTCACCATAACCATAACCATATTTACCTGCTACGTTGTCTGCAAAAAATTGTGTGTTTTTTTTATATCCTAAATTACCTAAAAAATTTCCTGCTGTGTTTATTAAAGTGCTACCAGGAATAAAAGGAGGAATATTTACTCGTTTATAGGGTGTGTTTAAAAATTCATTTTGTAAAGTTATGTTTTTTTGATACTTAGAATTTGGACCTACTGCACTATAATCAACACCTGGAACTGTGCCAAATCCAGTTAATGCAACTTCATCAACAATATTTGTATTAGGACTGTTATCAGAACCATCATTACTAGGACCAGCACCTGACATTTCGTTAGCTGATTTACCACCAGAACTATCTCCACCATAATTTCCAAGTGCAGATGCTCCTCCTGCAGGACCGGCATAACCAGGTCTTGAACCGTCTAAAGTTTTAGCAACTCTTTGGCCCATTGCATACATCTGTCTAGCTTGTTGTAATCTTGTAATTGACACTATCGTCTTCCTCCAGCATGTATATCTAACCTAAAAGTTCCTAGTTTCCAACTAGTATCTACTGCTGTGTTAGATATTGTAAGAGCTATAGCTCTTGCTCGAGCCCTTGTGTCTACTTTGCTTGTAGAAGTTGTTACTGTAAAAGGACCCAATGATGAGCTGGTAGACGCATCATTTGGATAATTTCTTAAATCTAATTGTACAACGGCATTTCCTGTTTGAGAAATAAAGTCAGGTATAATTCTACTAACTCTCATAATGTTTTCACCATCACCTCTAAGGTCAGCCATATTTGTAGCT